ATGGGCGCCGGGGTGACTCTTCCGGCTGGTTGCAGATAATAGATTTTCGTTGTTGTTGTTTACAGTTAATAACTAGTAGAAGATAGATGTCAATCCAATTCCTTAAATAAGTCAATTCTTCGACGGTATAGGGGAGCTTCGGAAGAAGGCAAATTATCCTTCATCTTAAAACATCCTAGGTCTAAAATCGACGACTACATAGATAGTGAGGGGGGTAAATGTTTCGGGGTTTCCGTTCCATTAATCATTATTCGATGAGTCCAGTCGTGGTCTATTTGTTTCCAGTTAACGCAAGGCAGATGAGCTACGCTAGCTCATCCCCCTCACTTGCCTCGTCTCTAAGAACTATTTTGTCAAATTGTTCTAGAAATTCGGCCCGATGGTCGGTGTAGCGCATTGTAAGTAAGGGCGCATAGTCCTCCCGCAAAACTTTATTGACTGTATTGCGATAGTCGTTGTAGAATTCCTTTCCATGATGGAAGGCAAATCTGAGTGCATCATCCATGTTCGAGTAAAACAGTTCGTGGGCATCGCCGTGAATTGTTACCCAATTGGTTAGCTCTCTGATTACCTTCGGTGCCATTTTCATATGCCAAATCATTCGGTATTCTGGGTCTTGTTCGAATTGACATTTCAGGAATTGGAAGTCCTTTATGTCGACCCATGGTTGTTGTTGTTCGGTTCCGTCTTTAGTTGGTGGTGTGCATTGATAACCGTAATGCTTGAATATTGTAGCACGGTTAATCATGTTGTAAACAGCACAACACTCGTCAGAAACGGTTCCTCCTCCGTCGTCACCGACAGCCACTTCATGACTTTCTTCGTCTTTGACTTCACAGGTTGCTTTTTCCGGCTCGCCAGCCGCAAGATGTAATTCAATCCAATTCGCATCGTTGAGCAAATCATGTGTTCCAGTGTTAGCATCAGAAGTTGCTCCGTCTCCGGAGGGTACTCCTTGTACTGCACGGTAAACACAATTGTCGACAATTTGAATTCTGTCCAAAAAAGCATCTACTCTTGATCTTCGTCGTTGTTCATTGACCTTGTCTTCTTCGTGAAGTTTCATGAACTCAATTTCTATCTCGAAGTGATCTCCGATGTCATTGGAGTCCACGTTTCCATCCCATTCCGCAAAATCTTTGGGCAGCCATTTTCGTCCAGTGGCTCCCAAAAAATGAATCAGTCGGGATGCATCTGGTCCATGCATGTCGAGTCCTAAGGCGGAACCCACTTTGAAGCCTACTTCCAATCTGAACGCTTGAACTGCTCCATAAAGGCGTCGGTGAACAATCTGCCACGCTACGTTATGCACATTAAAGAAACGAGTCTTGTACAATCTTGCGATCGAACGTTTCTCGTCTTCCAGTGTGTCAACATAGAAGTTGTGACGTACTATTCCCTGAGCCAAGCCATCCCAGATTTCGTCGAGGTAGCGTTGCAAAAGTGGTCC